AGGATATTGTTTGGTTGTTCCTGAAGAAGTAGTAAAAGATGTTCAATCAATGATCGGGTTGCAGTCTTGGGTCATTGGTGATATAATACAAGGAGGTATGATTTAACTATGACCATTAAAATTTTGGTTTTAAAATCTGGAGAAGATGTAATTGCTGATATAAAGGAGATGATGACCCCTGACAATAAAGTTATGGGTTACTTACTTACTAAACCATGTGTTGTTAAATTAATGAGCAATGCTCCTTTAAATGCAGAAGAGGATGATTCAAATACTGAACATTCATCGGAAGTAAGAATTAGGATGCATCCGTGGGCTCCTTTAGCAAAGGAAGAACAAGTCCCATTGACTTCAGAGTGGGTGGTTACAATGGTAACTCCAATAGATAAAGTTCTTGACATGTACAAAACACAGGTATTAAAACAAAATGGAAAAACAGATACAACTGATAGTTCTGACCAACAATCTAAAGTTGGTCTCACAGATTGAGGAAATGCCAGCAGCAGTTCCAGGTGAACCTGACTGCAAATTAACTGAACCAATGGTTGTTACAGATAGTGACACTTTGACCCCTTGGTTGGTTGAAGCTACCACTCAAAATGAATTTATGTTATCATCTGATAAGATCTTAACTCTTGTCGATCCTAAACCCACACTACTTGAGAAATATCAAAACCTCCTTAAATGAAGTTCTACACTAATGTTCAATTGATCGGGAATCAGTTTCTGGTTCGTGGAGTTGAGAATGGAAGAAGGTATGAACATAGGGATGAATTTTTCCCTACCTTGTTTGTTAAATCTAAAAAGAAGACTAAATATAAAACGTTGAATGGAGAAGCAGTTGAAGCAATTAATCCAGGATCGGTACGAGATTGTCGTGACTTCTATAAGAGGTATGAAGATGTTGAGGGATTTGAGATATATGGGAATGACAGGTATATTTACCAATATATTTCAGAGAAATACCCAGAGGATGAAATCAAGTTTGACATATCTAAAATTAAGCTTGTTACTCTGGATATTGAAGTTGCGTCTGAACAAGGTTTCCCTGATGTTGAATCATGTGTGGAAGAGATCTTGGCAATCACAATACAAGATTACACAACTAAGCAGATCGTTACTTGGGGTAGCAAACCCTTTAAGAATAATAGGAAAGATGTAACTTATTTTCATTGTCCTTCAGAGTATGATTTATTAAATCATTTTATTAATTATTGGATGAAGGATGTTCCAGATGTTATTACTGGATGGAATATTCAACTGTATGATATTCCTTATATTTGCAAACGTCTTCGTAGAGTTCTTGGTGAGAAGTTGATGAAGAGGTTCTCACCTTGGGGTCTTGTGAGTGAAGGTGAAGTTCATATTATGGGTAGAACTCATACTACATTTGATGTGGGTGGTGTAACTCAATTAGATTATATTGATCTTTATAAGAAGTTTACCTATAAAGCACAAGAGTCATATCGATTAGATTATATTGCAAGTGTAGAACTTGGTCAGAAGAAGTTAGACCACAGTGAGTATGATACATTTAAGGACTTCTACACAAAGGGTTGGCAGAAGTTTATTGAGTATAATATAATTGACGTTGAACTTGTTGACCGTTTGGAAGACAAGATGAAACTGATTGAGTTGGCATTGACTATGGCATATGATGCTAAAGTTAATTACAATGATGTATTCTATCAGGTACGGATGTGGGATACTATAATTTATAACTACTTAAAGAAAAGGAATATAGTTATTCCTCCTAAAAATCGTTCATCTAAAAACGAAAAATACGCAGGTGCTTATGTCAAGGAACCGAAACCAGGACGCTATGATTGGGTTGTCAATTTTGACCTCAATAGCCTGTATCCTCATCTTATTATGCAGTACAACATCTCCCCAGAGACCCTCTGGGAGACTCGACATCCCAGCTCGAGCGTTGAACGGATTCTAAATGAAGAGGTAACAGACTTTAATTCTGAATATGCTACATGTGCAAATGGAGCACAATATAGAAAAGATGTGCGTGGATTTCTACCAGAGTTGATGGATAAGATGTATGGGGATCGTGTGGTCTTCAAGAAGAAGATGATACAAGCAAAAAAAGATTATGAAAAGAAACCATCAAAGGCACTTGAAAAAGAAATCGCAAGATGCAATAATATCCAGATGGCAAAGAAGATATCGCTTAACAGTGCTTATGGTGCTATTGGCAATCAGTATTTTCGATATTACAAATTGGCTAACGCTGAAGCCATTACCTTAAGTGGTCAAGTTTCTATCCGTTGGATAGAAAATAAAATGAACCAGAAGATGAACAAGATTTTAAAAACGGAGGATGTTGATTATGTTATTGCTTCAGATACTGATAGTATTTACTTGCATGTGGGCCCTTTGGTTGAGACTGTATACAAGGGGAGAGAGAAAACTAATGAGGGCGTTGTGTCGTTCCTTAATAAGGTCTGTGAAATGGAATTTGAGCCTTTTATTGAAAGTTCTTACCAAGAACTGGCCGACTACGTAAATGCTTATGATCAGAAGATGTTTATGAAACGTGAGAACATTGCTGATCGTGGAATATGGACTGCCAAGAAAAGATACATCTTAAATGTATGGGATAGTGAGGGTGTTCGATATGAAGAACCCAAATTAAAGATGATGGGTATTGAGGCAGTTAAATCTTCTACACCAGCACCTTGTCGTCAAATGATTAAGGATGCATTGAAGATAATGATGAATGGAACAGAGGATGAGGTTCAAACTTTTATTCAGAAGTGTCGTAAGGAATTCAAGACTTTACCACCAGAGGAAATATCATTCCCACGCTCTGCATCTAATGTAGAGAAGTATAAGGCACATGCTACAATATATGCAAAAGGAACTCCTATACATATACGGGGTGCATTATTATACAACCATTATGTCAAACAACATAAGTTGGATAATAAGTACTCTCTCATCCAGAACGGCGAAAAGATTAAATTCTGTTACCTGAAAAAACCCAATATTATTCACGAGAATATTATTTCGTTTATTCAGGATTTTCCTCATGAAACAAATCTTGCCAAATACATTGATTATGACTTACAATTTGAGAAAGCATTTCTGGAACCACTCAAAGCAATCCTTAATGCGATTGGTTGGGGTGTTGAGAAAACTGTAACATTAGAGGCATTTTTTATCTAAATGGACTTACCTATCAACGATAAAGATTTAGCAACAATAGTCAATGCTCTCTCTTTAGGAGGGGATGCTAGACTATATCATTTATTAAAGGAAGTTAAAGAGGTCAGGGAACTAAATCCTGATGGACCTTATAAGAAAATTTTACGTGAAGAAAAGGGGATGGTAATATGATTTTAGTATTCATTATAGTTGGATTGTTATTTTTTATTATGGGTTATGGACTGTGGTTAACAGTTGGGCCAGGAAAGAATGATTTATCAGATCCTATTGACGAACATGCTAAAATGCATGAACTAGGAATAGCACATGGACACGGTGGAAACAGAGGTGCATATGAAATGTCTGGTAAACTTGAACACAATCACGATTAATTATGTTTTTTAAAAAGGTGAGTTTAGTTACTGGTGGATTTGATCCAATCCACAGTGGTCATATATCATACTTCGAGAGAGCAAAGGATCTCTCTAACTATCTTGTAGTAGGAATTAATACTAACGAGTGGTTGACTAGAAAGAAGGGACAATATTTTTTACCTTGGATAGAACGTGCGGAGATTATCCGTCACCTTGATATGGTAGATGCTGTTATTTCTTGGGATGATAGTGATGATTCAGCACTTGGTGCTATTGCTAAATGCTTGGAGATTTCTGAAAAGGTTGTCTTCTGTAATGGTGGTGATAGGACAAAAACTAACATACCAGAACAAAAAGGATATGATGATGATCCTAGAGTAGAGTTTGTTTATGGTACTGGTGGTGAGGATAAAATGAATAGTAGTTCTTGGATCCTCAATAGTTATTTTGATCGTCAACGTACATTATTAGGTATTTAATTATGGATTTTTTAAAAGACATTGTAAAGGAAATAGGGGATGACTTCACCCAACTCGCAGCAGACATCGACGAAGAAGAACAGTACATCGACACAGGTTCGTACATCTTTAACGGACTGGTTAGCGGTTCCATTTTTGGTGGCGTATCTAGCAATAAGATTACTGCCATCGCTGGTGAGTCTAGTACTGGCAAAACTTTCTTCTCCCTCGCAGTTGTCAAGAACTTTTTGGACAATAATCCTGACGGTTACTGTCTCTATTTCGATACTGAAGCTGCTGTTAATAAGTCTTTATTAGAATCCCGTGGTGTAGATTTAAATCGTACAGTTGTTATTAATGTAGTAACGATTGAGGAATTCCGTACCAAGGCATTGAAGGCAATTGATAAATATCTTCAAATGCCAATAGAGGATCGCAAACCATGTATGTTTGTGTTAGACTCTCTTGGAATGCTCTCCACAGAAAAGGAAATCAGAGACGCACTGGATGATAAACAGGTGCGTGATATGACCAAATCCCAATTGGTGAAGGGTGCATTTAGAATGTTAACTCTCAAACTTGGCCAAGCGAATGTTCCACTCATTGTCACGAATCACACGTATGATGTCATCGGAGCTTATGTTCCAACTAAAGAAATGGGAGGAGGTTCGGGACTCAAGTACGCAGCGAGTACAATCATATATCTCGGAAAGAAAAAGGAAAAAGATGGAAAAGAAGTCATCGGAAACATTGTCAAAGCTAAGACGCATAAATCACGTTTAAGTAAAGAGAATAAGCAAGTAGAGATACGTTTGTATTATGATGAACGTGGTCTTGATAAGTACTATGGTCTTCTAGAATTAGGAGAGATAGGAGGACTGTGGAAGAATGTTGCTGGACGTTATGAGATCAATGGTAAGAAAGTATATGCAAAAGCAGTATATAAAAATCCAGAAGAATACTTTACTCCAGAAGTGATGCAAGCCCTTGACGAGATTGCACAGAAAGAGTATAGTTATGGGTAAGTTTATAAAGGTAATTAAAACTGGAATTGATGTAAGTAAAGTAACCGAACAACTTCGAAAGAATCCTGCTGATTGGAATCATCAGAAGAAAGAAGAAGGTGTTCGGTCTTTAGTTGATGAACATGGTTTTGATGATCTCCCTGTAAGTAACCTTCAACTCACTATAGGTGCTGTACAAAAGAAGGAAGATTTTGTAGGAGATTCAGAACTAAATGTTAATACTCCTGCATATAAACGTCATACTGAAATCCTTAAACTTATTAAAGAAGAGTTTGGGAATAAGGAAATCTATCGTTGTGGATTTCTTGCTTTGCCAGTTGATGAATATGTAGGAGCACATATTGATGAAGGTACTTACTATAAGACAAAGGATAGATATCATTTATCAATTGTTGGCGAGTACCAATATTTCACAGGATGTGATACTATAGTAGTCAAACCAGGAACTCTTTTTTGGTTTGATAATAAGCAACCTCATGGTGCAGTTAATACTGCGGATGAGACTAGAATTACATTTGTATTTGATGTTGCTCATTCTTCCACTAACCCACAGCATGGAATTGATTGATGGAGAACGTTGAGTTTCTAATTCTTAGAAACCTCTTACATAATGAAGAATATGTTCGCAAAGTAATTCCTTTTGTTAAAGCAGAATACTTTGAGGATACTAAACAGAAAGTTATCTTTGAGGAAATTTCTAAATTTGTTGGTGAATATAATCAACCAGCAACAAAGGAGATTTTATGTATTGAAATAGAAAAGAGAAATGATATTAATGACAGTTCATTTAAAGAGATTACTGATACAGTTGCAGCACTTGTAGATGATCCAGCAGATTTTGAATGGTTGGTAAATACTACAGAGAAATGGTGTCGTGATCGTGCTATTTACTTGGCACTATTAGAATCTATTTCACTTGCAGATGGTAAAGATGAAACACAAAACAGAGATGCCATTCCTACAATATTATCAGATGCTTTATCTGTATCATTTGACACTCATATTGGACACGACTATTTAAATGACTATGAAGAAAGGTATGAGTCGTATCTCTTCCCTCT